TCTTAAAGCGATGATTGAGAGTGATAAATTATTGTTTAAAGATTACGAAATCATCTCTGAGTTGACAACATTTATTTCCAAGCATAATTCATTTGAAGCAGAAGAGGGATGTAATGATGACTTAGCAATGTGTCTTGTAATATACGCCTGGTTGGTCGCACAAGACTACTTCAAGGAACTTACCGACCAAGATATTAGAAAAAGATTATATGAGGAGCAAAAAAATCAAATCGAACAAGATATGGCACCATTTGGATTTATATCAGATGGTCTTGATAATCAAAGTTTCGTTGATTCTGAGGGCGATAGATGGTTTACAGATGAATATGGAGATATGGCATACATGTGGGAGTATCAATGATGGATTTAGATAGTCAAATACAACTTGGACATCTGCTTCTGTTGGATAGAAAGTGCAGAGTTTGTGGAGAAGTAAAAAATCTTATCGATGGATTTTATCGAACACGAAAACATCGCGGAACAGTAGCATCATCTTACTCATATGAATGCAAATCCTGCACAGTTAAAAGGATTATTGAGACACGTAAAGGCACTCAACACGCCATAAATTGGGAATATCCTGATTGGTAATGTTCATACATTGTTTCCCCCGCAAAAAGTCTCAAATTCATAAATATTTTCAGATAAACTGAGATTTAAACGGAGAAAAACATGGCTACTCCTCAATTATCTCCTGGTGTTCTTATCAGAGAGGTTGATTTAACGGTAGGAAGAGCTGATAATGTTTTAGATAATATCGGTGCAATTGCTGGACCATTCAGAATTGGACCTGTTAATGAAGCGATTGACATCACTACTGAGCAAGAATTGATTAACACTTTTGGCAAACCACTTTCTACAGATGCTCAATATGAGTATTGGATGAGTGCTGCATCTTTCCTGTCATATGGAGGAGTTTTAAAAGTTGTAAGAGTTGGTGATACAAATTTAAACAACGCAAATGCTGGCGTTGGTATTGCATCAACCTCTTCTCTGAGAATTGATAACTTTGACGACTATCAGAATAATCACGAGTCTGGCACAAATTACACCTGGTCTTCTAAAAATCCAGGTTCTTGGGCAAATGGTCTCAAAGTTTGCACTATCGACGATTTAGCGGATCAAAGAATTGGCATTAACACCACAAACTTAAATAACGTTGGTGCAATTATTGGATTCGGCGTTACCTCTGCTCTTTCCAATATTACAATTGCTGGTGTAGGTACAACTGGTGGATTTACTGGATATCTTAAGGGTATCATCACTGGAGTTAGCACAGACACAACCAGCGGAAATAGCACGATTGATGTTAAGATCATTTCTCGTGTCCAAACTGCAATTGGTGTTGCTTCGACTGAAACCAAAATCGAATATTCTCGCAACACATCCTATGCACAATTTGATGCAAACGATCAATTGTTCTTTGTGAATAATGCAGGTATCAACACTGGAAATTATCTTGGAGTTGCAGGAACTTCTGTTTCTGCTACAACTTCTCTGGATTGGTACGATCAACAAACTCTTGATCTCGATAATGCTATAATTTACTGGAAAACGATTGCTCCTAAACCAATTTCGAACGTTTATTCGACGAATAGAAATGGTAAAGGTGATGGAATTCACGTTGTTGTTGTTGATGATTACGGAACAATCAGCGGTAATCAAGGTACAATCTTAGAAAAGTTTGTAAGTCTTTCGAAAGCGCAAGATGCAGTATCTAATGTAGATGCTCCAACCAAAATTTACTATGAGCAATATGTTGCTGAATTCTCAAATTATGTTTATGCAGGTAACAATCCATCATCTGCAGCAGATGCTTATCACGGAACATCTCCAAGAGCAGTAGGATTTGCCACAAATTATTCTGTAATAACCACTGCTGGCGGTCTGTGGGGTCAAAAGGCACAAGACATTACATTTAATGCGATTGGTAATATCACATATACTCTTGGTGGTGGAGTTGATTATTCTGCTGGCATTCCTGCTATTGGATCTAATGGTGGGATGGAGGCAGAACTCGGTTCCATTGTTCAGGGTTATGGATTATTCTCCAATAGAGATGAAATCCAAGTTGATTACTTAATCATGGGTCCTGGATTTGTTGATAAAAATCTATCACAAGCAAAAGCAAACTATCTGATTTCTCTGGCAAATACCAGAAAAGATTGTATTGCTGTTATTGGACCACACAGAGGAGATTTGGTCAATGAAACCAACACAGATGTACAAACCGATAATCTGATTAGGTTCTTCTCACCACTTTCATCTTCATCGTATGCAGTATTTGATAGTGGTTACAAATACACATTTGACAGATTTAACAATGAGTTTAGATATATTCCATGTAACGCTGATGTTGCTGGATTGATGGTCAGAACTTCGATTGTTGCTTATCCATGGTTCTCTCCTGCAGGACAACAAAGAGGTGTTCTGAATAACGTTGTTAAACTTGCATACAATCCCAACAAAGCACAAAGAGATCAACTCTATCCTCTAAGAATAAATTCTGTAATTACAAAACCAGGTATTGGATCTCTTCTGTTTGGTGATAAAACTGCTCTGGGTTATGCATCAGCATTCGATAGAATTAACGTTCGTCGTTTGTTCCTCACGGTTGAGCAAGCACTCGAAAGAGCAGCAGAAGCACAACTCTTCGAACTGAATGATGAATTGACAAGAGCAAACTTCAGAAACATTGTTGAGCCCTATCTGAGAGATGTTGAGGCAAAGAGAGGATTATATGGGTTCCTGGTTGTTTGCGATACCTCAAATAACACTCCAGACGTTATCGACAATAATGAATTTAGAGCTGACATCTTCCTGAAGCCAGCGAAATCCATTAATTATGTTACTCTTACATTTGTTGCCACGAGAACTGGTGTCTCATTTGAAGAAGTCGTCGGTAGAGTTTAATTAAGTACCATCTAAATAACTAAAGGAGGCAAAGAACATGGCAACAACAAGAGAAAACAAAACAATTTCTCAATTTAAGTCAGCACTGACTGGTGGTGGTGCTCGCCCTAATTTATTCGAAGTTGAGATGGCAAACTTTCCAGGTGGTATTTCTTGGGATGCAAATAACTTCAGATTTATGTGCAAAGCAGCAGCACTTCCTGCTCAAAACATTGCGTCAATTGATGTTCCATTCAGAGGTCGTATTTTTAAAGTTGCTGGTGACAGAACGATTGACACTTGGACTGTGACTGTCATTAATGACGAAGGATTTATTTTGAGAAATGCTTTCGAAGAATGGTCTGACTTAATTGCAAGACTTGATAACAACTTGGGAGCTACTGATCCATCTGCATATATGGTAAATGCAACCGTTTATCAACTGGGAAGAGGTTCATCTCCTAACAGTCAAACAAGCACAGGATCAGCAAATGCTGTGCTGAAGCAATATGATTTCATTGATATCTTCCCAACAAACGTATCCCAAATTGATCTTTCATATGATAGTGGAGATACCATTGAGGAATTTACCGTTGAGTTCCAAGTTCAGTCTTTCTCAGCTGCTGGAACTGGTGGTCCAAACGGTTAATAAATAGTCTAAAACATACAATAAATTATGGCAAAATTATTTGGGTTCTCTATAGAGGACACTGAACCACTCTCACCTAATGCTCTCTCCCCCGTCCCACCTAATAATGAGGACGGGGTTGATCATTACATGAGTAGTGGTTTTTTTGGTTCTTATGTAGATATGGAAGGTGTCTATAGAACCGAATTTGAGTTAATTAAAAGATATCGTGAAATGGCACTTCATCCAGAATGCGATAGTGCTATTGAGGATATTGTTAATGAAGCAATTGTATCAGATACAAATGATACTCCTGTTCAGATTGATTTAGATAATCTCAATGCCAGTGATGGTATTAAAAGCACAATTCGTGATGAGTTTAAATATATTTTAGATCTTTTAGATTTTGATAAAAAGTGCCATGAGATTTATAGAAATTGGTATATTGATGGACGCATTTTTTATCACAAAATCATCGATTTAAAAAATCCACACGAAGGTATTCAGGAACTTCGTTACATTGACGCAATGAAAATGCGTTATGTGCGACAACAAAAGAAAAATCCAAACGACAAATACAGTTCTCTCCAGAGACTTCAGAGCGATAATCCATTGGATTATGATTTTCCAGAGATAGAAGAGTATTTCATTTATAATCCAAAAACAGTTTATCCCTCAACAAATCCATCACAAACTGGAGCAAGTCAAGGAATTAAAATTGCTAAAGATGCAATTACATATTGCACTTCGGGTCTTGTAGATCGCAACAAAGGAAATACGCTTTCGTATCTTCACAAAGCAATCAAAGCACTTAATCAATTGCGTATGATTGAGGACAGTCTCGTCATCTATAGATTGTCTCGTGCTCCAGAAAGAAGAATTTTTTATATTGATGTTGGTAATCTTCCAAAGGTAAAAGCAGAACAATATCTTCGTGATGTGATGATGCGTTATCGTAATAAACTTGTGTATGATGCAAACACGGGAGAAATTCGTGATGACAAAAAATACATGGCAATGTTGGAGGATTTTTGGTTACCTCGCAGAGAGGGAGGACGTGGTACTGAAATTTCTACTCTTCCAGGAGGACAAAATCTTGGAGAAATCACAGACATTGAGTATTTTAAAAAGAAGTTAT